ACCTAAGCCGCTTATTGTATCTTTTAATTTTGTTAATGGTTCAATAGATTTAGTAAAATAAGAAACTAGTCCACCAGAACGTTCACCTCTCGCTGCTTCACCAAATTCATTAAAACCTCTTGCACCATAAAGGATATCAACAAAAATATTCTTTATTTTACTGCCCCAACCTCTTAAAGTGCTTAATACACCAGCTATAGCAGCTTGGAACTTAGGCCCACCAATTGCATTAGCGCCTTCCCAGAAAAGTTCACCCCAAGTAGAATTACCTACTACAGCATTATATATGCCTAAAAATATACCCATGACATTATTTGCGAAGTTAGCTAAATTTGCAATAATAGTGTCTAAAGATGGTAAATAACCACTTAAGTCTAATCCTGCGACTAAATCATTAACTCTTTTAATAGCTTTTTCTAAAGAACTGTCTGCTTGAGTTTGTTCGCCAATTCCAAAAAATTCTTTAACTGGCCCTAATGCGTTTTGAAAGTTTTGTTTAAATGTAGAAAAATCAAAATCACCAGTAAATAATGAAGCTATAACACTTTTCAAATCTCTAAAAGATTTTTGCACATCCATTCTAAAATTAATAAGAAGAATATTTAATTTTAAAAAGTTAATTTCTGCTCTGTCTGCAATAAATCTAAATGCTTCTGTAAGTAATATTATTTTTCCTCTAGCACTTTCAGAAAAACCACCAATGTCATCTAACGCAGATAAAGCACGAGTAAACTCATCTCGCATAATAGTAGTAAGAGAGCCTACTGTAGGTTCTAAAGTAAGAAATTCTTCATCAATAGCTTGAATTTGACTAATAATAGCATTAAATACACCTTCAGATGTAATTTGGCCCTCTTTAGCTAATTTACGTAAATCTCCAAAAGGAACACCTAAACCATCAGCAATAGCTTGAGCAATCCTTGGTGTTTGTTCTAAAACTGAGTTAAGTTCTTCACCACGAAGTTCACCTGAAGCCAAACCCTGACCAAGCTGAATAATAGCTGCTTGAGCTGACTCAGCAGATGCACCTGATAGCGTTGCTGCTTTAGCAACTGCTTCAGTAACCGCTAGTATTTCTTCTGTACCTTTACCTGCTTCAGATAAAGCCAAACCAAAACGGTTAAAAGTTTCAGCTGTTGTTTGTACAGAAACACGACCTCTTGCAGCAATGTTAAATAATCTTTGCAGAGTAGCTTGAGACTCCTTACCTCTGCCTGTAACAAGAGCAATACGGTTTTCTAGATTAGTAAGACTATCAGAAGCTGCTACAATACCTTTAACAGAAATAAAACCAGAGTATGCTGCTACAGCGCTTTTAATTGAAGTTGCTAAACCCCTAGTGACAGATTCAATACGTCCTACGGATTTTTCTAATTTTTGTAATTCACCTCGTGCTTGCGTTGTATTAGCACGAACTCTAATTTCTACACCACTCATGGTTCCTCCATTTAATAAAATTGCCCTCAATAGTCTCGTATATCGAGATTCCATCAAGGGCAATAATTTAAGGGGTTAGTACACCGATTTTAATCAACACCTGTTCAATAAAATATCGTGGTGCTTGTCTACTGTGTCCGTTATTTAAAACATCTATGTAATCTACTCTATTAAAGATTACACCGTCTCTAAAACCAAAGTTATCATAACTTTTAATATTTTTCCAACCTCGTCTTGCCTTACCTGTATCAACAGGTGTAACAACTCTTAAGGTATCTGTAGCATAATTAATTCGTTCATCCATTTCAAAGTTAGTGATTTGAGCAACTTCTTCCTCTACTCGCTTCATTTCTCTTTCAAAGTTAACAACATCAAAAGTAATAGTCTCTGCCATAGTTACTCCTTAGTTGGTTTCCAGCCAGAAGAATCACCTTCTTTTGCTTTTAGCATCATTTCTAAGAACTTACCTTTAGGAACAGCTCTATCAGGTTCTTGATTATTTTCTGATTGTTGTTTTATAACTTTAAGAGAATGAAATAAACTTTCAGCAGAAGCTTTTACTCCAAATCCTCTTAACATTAAAAATGTTCTTTGGTCTTCTCGCCAACCAACAGGTTGACGTTTGAAGAAATCTGTCCATTTTAATAACTCATCATATGGCATTTCTGTTAACATTTGGTAAACAGGCATACGTAGCTGATAAGCTATCTCATATAGCGTTTCTTCTTTTTCAGTTAGTTTCCCGAAGTCTTATCTCCAAGTCCAGCAATATTCATAATAGACTCAGAAAGAGAAGTTAACTCACCAACGGGAAAGCTATTAAATTCTTCATCAGAAATTTCATTGGCTCCTGTGACAGCCATACGGATAACATCTTTAATTAAAGCAATGTCATCATAATCTTGTTTTTTATTTTGAGACCTTTTAATTAAGTCTTGTATTTTAAAAACTTCATTTACAGTTAATTTTTTAACTTGCAGTTCTTCACCCATAAAATCTACTTTTTCAGTAATACTCTTACCAACTAAATGTTTCATAACTTATCCTTAATTTAACTTATCTTCTTCTGTAAATAATTTTTGGTTATTTGCCTGAAAATCATCTAACATTTTTCTTACTGTATGTAATACAGAAAGGGTTTCTAAACATTGTTTTCCTTCGTATGAATTATCTTCAAAGTCTTTAAATCTTTCAAAACTCTTACGAATACTAATATCTACACTTCGCCGCATATGACGAAAAGTAGTACGCATAACAAATGCTTTACTAAACGGTTTATCTGCCATAATATATCTCTTTATTAAAGGAAGCCCTCTAAAAGAGGACTCCCTATGATTAATTTACGGTAAAGTTGCAGGGCCAAAGAAATCTGATTGTGCTGACAACGTAACAGTAGCAGTAGTAGCGTCTGTTAGTGCAGGGTTAACCAAGATTGCTTCAATCTTACCTTTAAAGTAAAATTCTGTGTTACCATAAGTTAAAGCCGCAGCAGCACTATTAATACTTGCTGCTAAGGTTGTGGCTTGTGTACACATCATAAAGCGGAAGTAAACTTCAGTTCCAACAAGCGTATGGAATGCAGTCATATCATTTGCAATGTAGTTTACAGTAACTTCAAGAGTCGGTGCGTCAGCTTGACCTTGAATTTGTGATGATGTATTTTGTCCATAAACAGGTACGTTTACAATATTTGCAGGTGTACCAATTGATGGGAATTCACGGACTGAAGGCATACGTGAAATATCTGAACTGTTTCCAGTTACAAATAAATCGGCGTAACCAGCAGCGTCTTCAGTTGCGGGGTTTGTACTCCCGTCATAGATATCAAGGTATGAGAAAATACCTGAACCTAGTGATGCAATATGCGTCATTATTATGCTCCATATAGTTTAAATGGTATTACGTATCTTGCGCTATAAAGCGCTTTATTAGATGGGTCTAGCCCTTCCACATTCAAATAGGATGTTCCAAGCTCTGTTCCATTAGTTAATTTTTTATTTTGAAGACTTACGTCTAGAATATCTGAAATTGCCATAATTCTAGCTTGTCCTTCACCTGCTTTAACAAAAATCTTAACAGCTACTAAGCCATCAATTTCTTTATTACCACCGTGTGCATAATGCTGACTGTTGCTAGGTAAAACGTTTAACCTACAAAACTCGTTTTGGTTAGAAATAGTACCCTGATAATTATCAGGATAAATATCTATGTTATTAACCGTCCAAGTACTTGCAGCAAAAACAGCTTCAATATCTTGTAATACATTATCATACATTATTGAGCCTCCTTAGTTAAGATGGCTTCAATTGTAAAATTATTGTCTGTATAATCGATAATATTGTAAACCTTAGAACCAACAGTTAATACATCATAAACAGATATATCAACTCCTGATTTCATAAGTGCTGTAATTGTAAAACCTTCTCCAGAGGGTTTCTGTGCTGATTGAATTATAACATCAACAGTTTGACTAGTAATTGTACTAACTGTTTGTCTTGTTCCAAAATCATAAGTAGAAACCGCTTTTGTAGAGAGTGTTCCTTGTTTAACTAAATCACCTGCAGCAGTAAAAGCCTTATTAACGGCAGTTGTTACTTTTGCAGAAAGAGACATTAGTTAGCCCTCCACCAACTTGAACCTACACCATAAGAACCTCTACGAATAAGCGGTCTTATAGGTTTTAAAACAAAAGCAGGTGTAATAGAAATTCTAGTTACATCATTATTAGAATCAGATAGACTAATGCTACCAACACTAATGCTTTCGAAGGTTTGAGTAGTTTGAGCTAAAACATCTTCATTATTTAACAAATGTAAAGCTTGTTCGTAAACAGCAATCTTTACTAAATCGGGTATTTCTGAATTACCAAAAGTAATATCCATACCTAATCGAGCATCATAGTACATTGCGTTTTTACGAGGCCAAGCCAAAGCTTGTGAAGAGCTAATAGCAGAACCAATCCAAGAGTGATTGTCAATAATTTGTGTAGCAGTTACTAACGCTTCTTCTTTTAATTCGTTTGATGCACTGTTCCAATTAGCAGCATCAATTCGAGTTTCAAAATAAGTTTCAGCGTTAGCTACCGTTACATAACTATTAGTATTTAGAACTAAAGCCATTAGCTCCTCCTAATTATTATGAGTGGAAGATAGGCAGGATACCCAAGTTAAGAGCAGACATTTTACGATCCCAAGATGCGGCAGCATAGAAGTTTGCGTTTGTTGCAAATGCGTTTGTAGCACCTGACCAATCGTAACCCATTGGATGCATAATAAAGCCATAACGATACCAAATGTTAGTTGAACCACCACCTGTATATGCAGCAGCATTACGGTCTACTTCAACTGGAGTTGGAACGTTTACTGGTGCAAAAGTTACGGCTCCTGGCTTGACTACAAAAGTACATTTTGTAGATTGTGCGTTTAGATCGCCTGAAGCGCCAGCTTGCCACTGTTGAGCACGAGTCATAACCAAACGGAACTTACCACCAAAGATAGTGTTGAAGTTCAAGTTACCATCAGTAATAACTGTTTCGTCCACTAAGTTAGCAGAACGCATT